TAACAGCCGTTATAAAGTGTATAAGAATCCATACATGACTGAGAACACAATCCTTATGGGCTTCCGTGGTAATCAGTTCCTTGAGTGTGGTGCCGTATATGCTCCATACGTACCATTGATCATGACTCCATTGGTGTACGATCCAAATACCTTCACTCCAAGAAAAGGTATCATGACTCGTTACGCTAAGAAGATGATCCGTCCTGAATACTATGGTAAGGTATATGTATCTGACCTTCAGGTAGCTCAAGCTAGCTAATCTAGCTAAAAGCTAAAACATAAAGAGCCGGTCCCGTAAGACCGGCTTTTTTATTTGGATTTAGAAGCTATTTATATAAAAGCGTTATATGGTGGAAGCGAACGGGAAAAACAAGAGAAAACCCAAGAATCCAATAAGATTTCAAGTTACGTTAAACGAAGAACAGAAGGTTGCAAAAAGTGTTATTTTACAGAATAAAGTAACGGTTCTGAAAGGAGGTGCTGGATCAGGTAAATCGATGGTAGCCGCTCAAACAGCTTTAGATTTACTGTTTACACACCAGGTTGAAAGGGTAATTCTTACTAGACCGGCAATTTCAGCAGGTGAAGAATTAGGTTTTATGCCCGGAGATAAAGACGCCAAGCTTGCTCCTTATACTGCAGCTATATACGATAACATGTATAGACTCTACAGTAAGGAGAAAATAGATAAAGAAATTGTAGAAGGTAGGATTGAAGTGATTCCTGTGGCGTTTATGAGAGGTAGAAATTTAACAAACTGCTGTGTAGTAGTAGACGAAGGACAGAATATTTCTCATAGACAGATGGAGTTGATACTAGGAAGGCTGTGTGAAGGATCGAAGATGATTATATGTGGAGATACAGCACAGATTGACCTAAAAGATAAAAAAATGTCAGGTTTTGGGTTTATCTGTAACAATTTAACAAACGTAAAAGGTTTTGCAGTCGTAACTTTAAAAACAAATCACCGCGATCCAATCGTAGAAGACATTTTAAAAGTCTACATGGATCATAGAGACTAAATAATATGGCAAATCCAATAATTTACGACGGTTCACCAGGGCCTATATCAGGCAGTACACCTTTTGGATTTTATGATAACGACACACAGTACCAAGCCGACGGACCTAAAGTAGCTAACTACTGTGCAAGAAAATTAGGCTATCCAGTACTTGATGTAGAACTGGATGATTTAAACATTTATGCTTGCTTTGAAGAAGCAGTATCCATTTATGCAGAAGAGTTATATCAGTTAAAGATAAAAGACAATTACCTTACACTCGAAGGTCAACCAACTTCTTCTTTACTCAACACGACTGTCGTATCACCAAACCTAACTAATACTATTAACATATCTGAAACCTATGGACAGGTAGCAGGCGTGGGTGGATTTGTAAGTTGGAGAAGTGGTTCTTTAGCATTACAGTCCGGTGAACAAAATTACGATGTATATGCTTGGGCTGTTGCTTCACAGAGTATGGCACCTACTGATAGACTTATTATACAGAGAGTAATGTATCAAGCACCGCCTGCAATATACGGATATGGTTACGGTTCATACTACCCTCAATTAGGAGGTGCAGGTGCATGGCCAGGTGATTGGGGGGGATACGGAGGTATGGGCTATGGTGGTAACAACAGTGTAACCTACTATCCTGTATTCTGGGATATTCAAAGAATTCAAGAGTTAGAAATGTCAAATGATGTACGTCTACCTGAATGGTCTTTTGAATTAATAGGAACTAATTTAAGAATTACACCAGTACCTCTCGGAGTAGAATATGGAGGATTTAGACAATACGTATCAATACAATATTGCTTTCAGTCAGACTTAATGAGTTTGACAGAAAATAGCCCTTACGGTAATAATCAAGGACTTGTTGCAAATCCTGCTCTTGCACCTTACGGGTTGATTACCTATGCCGATATTAATCAACCGGGTAAGCAATGGATTAAGGAATATACAGCTGCATTAACTTCTGAGTTACTGGGTCTAATTAGAGGGAAATACCAGACTGTACAGATACCCGGCGCTGAAACAACACTTAACTATGCCGACCTAATTGCACGTGGTAAAGAAATGCAAACTACTTTAAGAGAAAAGTTACGACTTGACCTCGAAGACATGTCTAGACAGAAGCAACTTGAGAGAAAACAGTCAGAAAACCAGTCTCTAAGTGATACTCTGACTAATATACCTTTAATGATTTATGTAGGATAACTATGGCTCTATTTGGATCAGTTAGGGATGCAATAATGCAAATTGGGGTAGCTTCAGAGTTTGTCGGTAACGTTGTTACACAGCAAATCGGCTACTATAAGGTGATTTTACCTGAAAGTCCGCCGAATGTATACGGTGAAGGCTTGGTAAAAGATTATATCGGTCCAATACTTATAAACTGTTTGATCGTAAGAGGTGACTTCTCAACCGTAACTGATGATAATTTCGGTCCCGACAGTAGAAGAGAGGTAGATTTCAGGTTTTTAAAGCAAGATCTGGAGTACGCTAATGTAGTACCTGAGACTGGAGATATTGTAATGTACAACGAACTCTACTATGAAGTAGACAATACAAACGAAAATCAGTACTTCCTAGGTAAGAACCCTCAATATGCCTACTCACAGGGATTAAACAATTTTGGTGCTAGCTTCTCAATTATACTTAACACCCATATGACTTCACCAGAGAGGTTGGGTATAACACAACAACGATTGTAATATGGCACAAATAGTTAGACCGCCTACCAGGCGAGAATTTTTAGATAAATTACGTGTTCCTACCGATCCTGAGTATGGAAACCCTAACTTAGTGTTTTCTGAACCCTTTAAACCAGGGCAACCAGAATTTAATCGTGCCTTTGAAACTGCGTATGAACCTACTGGAGATAAAAAATTCTCAGTTGGCATTAAAGACATCGATGAGGCGATTATGTACTATTTTAACAATGTTTTGAAGCTTACTGTTGTTCAAAATAATGCCACTGTATTAGTACCTATAGTATACGGTTCACCTGAGAAATGGAAATCAGTTCAGTACGATGGCTACTATAGAGATACTGCATCGAGAATCATGTCTCCGCTATTAATGTATAAGAGACAATCGGTAGTTCAGAATCGTACTTTAGGGAATAAACTTGACGGTAATCAAGCTAATAACGTACAGTTGTTTGAAAAAAGGTATTCTAGGTTAAACATCTACGATAACTTTAATGTACTGCAGAATCAGATACCGCAAAGAGAATACACTATAGTTGTTACGCCCGATTATGTTACTGTTAATTACAGATGCATCATCTGGACTAACTTTGTTGAACAAATGGATAAGCTAATCGAGGCTATCAACTTCGCTTCTAATTCTTACTGGGGAGACCCGACTGCTTTCCAATTTTTAGCTAAAATTGAAACTTTTAACGACTCTCAAACCTACGAACAGGGTGAAGACAGGTTAGTAAGAACAGAGTTTGACCTTACTTTAAACGGATATCTAATACCTGATTCAGTGAATGCACATATTGCACAACTTTCAGGTAAAACCTATAACATATGTAAAATTGTATTTGCAACAGAACAAGTATCATGAGTACACTAGGATCTATTATAACACAGATTAATTCAATAACAGGGTATATGATACCTACTGCTAGCGGTGTTATCATTAGTGCCTCTTCTGTGCCAGGTAGCGGGTCAGTAAATAGCATAGTAGACTATATAAATTCAATTACAGGATTTAGCATTCCGTATACGAGCGCTTCTATTCAATCAGGATCTGTAGTAACAGGAACACCTATCGTATATTCACTACCTGCTGCAGCCCCAACCGGTACCATTTCTACTGACGGTATATTTCCTGGTGCAATCATAAAAGCCGATCATGTTTTGCGAATTATAAATGCCCTTAATGGCATTAGTCCAAACCTTATTATCCTTTCAGGAAGCCTACAAGTTACAGGTTCTGCTAATCTATCGTCAAGTCTTACCTTACCATTTATACCGAACGATAAACTCCCTCAGTCTATTTCCGGCTCTATGGTAGGTACCGATGTCGATGGAGGGTTCTATTAAGTTTACTATTTATAAACGGCTTATATAAGCCCTTGTATTCGTTAGTATATACTTTTTAAAGCGACCTATATATGGCAGTTAAAATAGAACTGAAACGCAGTTCTGTACCCGGAAAAACACCGACTCTTTCTCAATTAGATCTTGGGGAACTCGCCATAAATACCTATGATGGTAGAGTTTATTTTAAGAAAGATACTGGCGTATCTCAATCTATCGTAGAACTTCTTTCCTCAAGCGGTAGTATATCATCGGCCTCTTATGCCGACTTCGCAGTAACAGCCTCTTATGCATTAACCGCCTCTTTTTTACTCGGTGACTTATATAGAATAGCTAGCGGTAGTGTAACTGCTTCAATCACACCGAACTTTGGGTTTCTAGTTAACACTAACACTCAAATAACTGGCACCTTAAACATAGGAATAAACAGCGGATCCTCTTCAGATTTCTTCCTAATTAAAGATATTAACACAAATAAAGAATACTTAAAGTTAAACAGTGAGGGAGTATTCTCAATTGCTTCATTTAGTTCCCCGCCGCAAGTAGTAGACAACGGAATGTACTTTGATACAATAGGTAACTTCTATATAGCAAGCGGAACTTAAACATAAAAACTAAACTATTTATACATAACCTCTATTAAATTAAATAAAAATGGCAGTCTGGCGCAAGGTCATAGTCTCGGGTAGTATAGCTGAATTAGCTAACCTGAGTGTAGATAATAACGTAAACGTTACCGGTTCGGTTAACGTTGGCGCAAACCAGGTAATTAACACTAACCCTAATCTAACCCGACTAACCGGTTCTTTTAGCGGTTCCTTTACAGGTGACGGATCCGGCTTAACTGGCCTTGTAACTACCTTAACTATTACAGGTTCAGAAGGATCAGGATCAATAAATTTACTATCACAAGGATTAAGCATAGTAGGTACAGCCTTTGAAATTGAAACTTCAGCTTCAGGACAGACTATTACAATCGGATTACCGCAAGATGTTTATGTTAGTCAATCTTTACAAGTAGGTAGCGGCTTAGTAGTAACAGGTAGTGCCCAATTTTTAGGAGGTGCTACAGGCTCATTTACAGGTTCATTTTCTGGCGTTACCAACCTACCGGACCTAACTCACGGGGAGGGTATTGTTCCATTTACCTACGACGGTAGTACTGCAACAACAGTAGCAGTATCCGGTGCAGTAGATTTAACAGACAACATGATTGTCAAATGGGACGATACGGCTGGTAAATTTACTACAAGTTCTATTACAAACGCATCGAATGTAACAATTAACACCCCGGGCGGAGTTTTAATACAGCAAGGCGGACTATATGTTACAGGTTCTTCTACTTTTCATAATAACTTAACCGTTCAAGGTAACCTAACGGTACAAGGTACGGCTTCGTTCCAAAATACTACAAATCTTGAAATTGCTGACCAGTTTATCTTATTGAATTCTGGTTCAAATACATTCCAAGACGGCGGTTTTATAGTTAATACAGGCAATACCGGTAATTCAGGATCTGCTTTCTACTTAGAAACAGCAGGAACTACAGTAGGTGTAGGACAATACGGCCGTTTTGCAGTAGCAGGCGGAGTTTTACCTAACGCAACATCTGCTACACCTGATAACTATGCAGTAACTACTAATATTGTATCTGGTACACCTTCTGCAGCACCAAATTGGGGAGGTCAAAATCTAGGTCAAGGTAATATGCACATCGACACTTCAAATGGAGATATTTGGATATATTCGTAAATAATAAAGATAATTTAGTTATGGCTTTCCAAGCAGGTACTGTTAATAATTTCATACCAAAGGAAGAGGAGCCACAAGCTTCTCTCCCTGTTTTAGAGTTAGATAAAGAAGATATTGCAATTCTTCTCAACATGATTAAAGACGCTCATTTTAAGGGAGAACATATACAGAAAGTATATGAATTGATTATAAAACTCCAAGAGTGTTACAGTAAATTACCTTAAGACTTACCTATTTATATAGGCAGAACTGTTGGCCTGAAAAGGAAGTAGGCATATACACGGCATAAGTGTATGTAGCTAACCGCAGAAACCCTGTAACAAAGAACTATGCCAAATTGGAAAAAAGTCATTGTGTCTGGCTCGGACGCCAGCCTCAACTCTCTTAATGTAGCTACGAGCGTCTTTGCTCCTTCTTTTACCGGTAGTTTTACAGGATCTTTTTTCGGTACAGCTTTTATTACAGGTTCTTTTAGCGGATCGATATCAAACATTAAAGGTAACCCTACTTACATCCCTGTTTTTGATACTACGAATACAATTGTATCGAGTTCTATATATCAATCTGGATCTCAGTATATTATTATTAACCAGATTAATAATACTACTACTGCACCCGAAGCTTTGTACGTTTGGCAAAACGATCCAACTTCCTACAATGTAATAAGCGGTAAAGGTAATTTGAATAACTACCTTCAGCTTAACATTCAAAATACTAACCAAGGTACTAATGCATCTTCTGATATTGTTGCTACGGCCGATAACGGAGATGAGATTGGTAATTATGTTGATCTAGGTATTAACAGCCAAAATTATAGCGGTTTTTTAGGTGGACCAAATGATGCATACCTTTATAATACAGGTTCGGAGTTTCATATAGGTAACGCCTCTCCAAATAAACATTTAGGATTTTTTGTAGGCGGTGGAGATGTAGTTGTTAATAATAAACTACAACTTAACCCAAGCAATCAACACAGTATAACAGGTTCACTGGAAATTGATGAGAAGCTAGTAGTTTTACAAGGAATAACTGGTTCATTATTCGGTACTGCTAGCTGGGCTGTTTCTGCCTCACGTGCATCTTCTGCACTCACCTCTTCCTATGCATTAACTGCATCGGTTGCTATTAGTGCTTCTTATTCACTTAGTAGCTCCTACGCACTATCAAGTTCATTCGCTACTTCTGCTAGTTATGCATTAAGTGCATCTTATTCTAATACTGCTATAAGCGCTTCATACGCATTAAGCTCCAGTTATGCACTAAGCTCTAGCTTTACAGTATCGAGTTCTTATGCATTAACCTCTTCTTTTGCTGTTTCAAGTAGCCAGGCTGTAAGTTCTAGTTATGCACTATCTAGTTCATACGCTTTGAGTGCTAGCGCTGCAATATCTTCTAGCTATGCATTAAGTAGTTCTTACGCAGTAAGTTCATCCTACTCTCTTTCCTCTAGTTTTGCTACTTCTGCTAGTTATGCATTGAGTGCATCGTTTGCTATATCATCTAGTAGAGCAGTAAGTTCTAGTTTTGCAATAAGCTCTAGCTATGCATTAAGTTCTTCTTACTCTCTAACAGCTACTAGCGCATCTTATGCATTATCTAGTTCGTATGCTCTGAGTGCTAGTTATGCAGTAAGCGCTTCTTATGCATTGAGCAGCTCCTATGCAGTAAGTGCTTCAAATGCTGTAAGCTCTAGTTATGCTTTAAGTTCTTCCTATGCACTATTTGCTACTACTGCCTCAAATGCACAAACAGCATCTTCTGCTGACAATTTTGTTGTAAGAAATAATCTAACTGCAAGTAATGCATTAATAAACAATACACTTACAGTACAGACTATAGTCGCACAGACTATTACCTCTTCTACAGATTTTGTAACAGGTTCAACCAAGTTCGGTAGCTTATTAACAAACACACACCAGTTTACAGGATCGGTATTTGTAACAAACTCATTTACTGTCAATGGTACTTCGACTTTTAACGGACCAGTTACCGCAAATAATTTAACAGGTAGTCTGTTTGGTACGGCTTCTTATGCTTTACAGGCATTGAGCTCTAGTTTTGCAACTAGTGCTTCTTACGCACTGTCTTCTAGCTATGCTTTAAGTTCAAGCTTTACAGTATCAAGCTCTTATGCCCTATCTTCTAGCTATGCTGTAAGTTCTTCGTTTGCAACTAGCGCCTCTTATGCATTATCTTCGAGTTATGCTTTAAGTTCTTCGTTTGCAACTAGCGCTTCTTATGCATTATCTTCAAGTTATGCACTTAGTGCTTCATTTACAGTATCAAGTTCTTATGCACTTAGTTCATCTAATGCAGTAACTGCTAGTTATGCCTTCAACGCCGTTTCTTCTTCATTCGCTACAAGTGCTTCAAGAGCCGTAACAGCTTCTTATGCATTAAATGCAGGATTATTAGACGGTACGGGGTCTAGAGTATTTGCTACTACTGGTTCAAATGTATTCATAGGAAATCAAACAGTAACTGGTAGCTTATTTACTACAGGTTCTAACACTTTAATAGGTATAACTCACCTAACAGGTGCTTTAAACGTATCAGGAAGTGAAATAATAAAAGGTTATATACAATTTGAACCTGTAACAACAAATATAAATAATGCTATATCAGCATCCTATATTTACGTTAGTGGTTCTACACAAGATCTGTACTTTGCTCAAAATGCTAAAGGCTACAACAATACGACACGTCTTCGCTGGTTAGAAGGTAATCTTTATACTGGTCTACTAAATGGAGGTTTAATTACTACTCAATCATCAACAGTTTATCAAATATCAAGCGGTAGTGGTATTATTGTTAACCTAAATGCAAGTTTAAATGATAATCCGTATCCGGTAATACAGTATGTAAACTGGGGTAACTTAACAGGAAGCATTGTTGCGTTTACATCTTCTTATCAACAGATATTTGTCGGTATCGATTCAACAAGTAATATCTTTGCACAGGGAACGCCTTTCAGTAACGGTCAGTTTGATACTATAATTAATGTAGGAGGTGTATTTTTTCAAAACGGGTCTACGATAAATGCCGTTAAAACGCAACCCTCTGTAGCATACGGTTTTGAGCAATCACAAAATATTTTTAACAGAGCATTTGGACCTCTAAAATTATCTGGTTATACACTAGCTCCAAGCGGATCTTCTACAGGTAGCTTAATAGTAGGTAGTGGTACGGCTTACGCTCCTGGATCAAATTATAGTATTGACCCAAATGAACCTTCCTATACAGTAGATAACGGAACTAATGTATCTAAGATATTTAGATATTATCAATCAGGCTCTAGCTGGGTTTATTTAACTAACGGAGGTGCAGGATTTGGTGCAATAGATCCCGCCAACTATTCCAACAACGGTACTCTTACTACCGTAGGAGCTGGTAATTGGTCAATTCAAAGGGTATTCTGGTTTCCAAACTCAGTAGTAAAAGCAATTGTTGTCTATTACGGTAATAACATCTATAGTACTGAAGCAGATGCTATTGCAAACTTAAACATAGAATCTTTTGTTGAAGCACCAAATACAGCAGCAAATGCAATATACCTAGGCGCTATTGTTATTAACGGGACCGGTGTCTTTACATCTGCAACAGACTTTACACTTTTACCAGGAGGTTTGTTTAGGCAAGTAGGAGGATCAGGCGGTGGTGGTTCTATAGTCACACAAACTTTATCAGGCTTATCTGACGTATCAATATCAGGACCTACTAACTTACAACCTTTTGCATATAGTACTACAGCAGGAAAGTGGATTAATACTTCCACAATTAGTGCATCAGTGATAGGTAATGCAAGCAGTGCTACTTCTGCTTCTTTTGCAACAACTGCAAGCTTTGCAGAAACCGCTATAAGTGCCTCCTATGCACTAAGTAGTTCCTTTGCAGTATCTTCCAGTAGAGCAGTAAGTTCTAGCTTTGCAATAAGCTCTTCTTATGCATTGAGTAGTTCTTTTGCATTAAGCGCAATTAGTGCATCATATGCATTATCTTCTAGCTTTGCTACTACAGCCGCTACTGCATCAAGTGCAGATAGTTTCTTAGTTAGAAACAATTTGACTGCAAGTAATGCTTTAATCTCTAACACACTTACAGTACAGACTATAGTCGCACAGACTATTACCTCTTCTACAGATTTTGTAACAGGTTCAACAAGGTTCGGTAGTTTACTTACAAACACGCATCAATTTACCGGATCGGTAAGTATTACAGGTAGTCTAACAGTAAACGGTACTTCTACTTTCAACGGAGTTGTTACAGCAAACAATTTAACAGGTAGTTTATTCGGTACAGCCTCTTATGCTTTACAAGCACTATCTTCTAGCTTTGCAACAAGTGCTAGTTTTGCAACTACAGCATCTTTCGCCGTATCTTCTAGTTACGCTTTAAGTTCAAGCTTTGCAACAAGTGCTAGCTACGCATTATCAAGCTCATTTGCAACTTCTGCTAGCTATGCTTTAAGCGCTTCATTTGCCGTATCGTCTAG